CCGGCGCCAGAGGAAGGCGCCGACGTGCCACCGTGCAGTGTGTGCGGCGCCGTCTACCCGAAACCGCACGCTGACGGCTGTGAGAACGCAGGTGACGACCAAGGGGAGGCGGTTTGCGAATGCTGCGGTGGTACGGTCATACCCGGCCACTACTGCTGCGCGTGCGGCAAGATCGCCCCGTCTGCCACGTCGACGCCCACGATCTACGAGCTGGACGGACAAGGGTTAGCCTTTCACGCGCATCACTACTGCTCTGGACACTGCCGACAGGTTGCACTCGCGACGTTCATCGGCGCGTCCATTGATGCCGTGAACGAGCCAAACGCGGACATCGCGGACGGCGAAGTCTGCGACACGTGCGGCAAGGTGCTGTGATGCGGAAGGAAGTCGCGGAGGCGTCGCGCGTGCTAGAGAACGACCTACCGGCGAGGCAGAGTCGGCCGCGCAATCAACAGCTCGTGATCGAAGAGGCGCGTAGGTTGGAGCGGTTGTTGGCGAAGCGGAGACGGCTACGACGCGAACTGCGCGTGGTCGACGGAGACATCAAGCACGCGAGGAAGATGTTGAAAGCGTTCGCGGGCGTGAACGTGGAGGGACTGTAAATGAAGGCGATTAGCACGCGCTACGTCGGCCCGACGAATCAACTACCCGCGCGCGTGGTTGCCTCCGACATGGACGGCAATCGCGCGGCGGTTTCGGCGGATGGTGACTTTCCGTATGACGATGCTCACCGGGCGGCAGCGGTGGCGTTGTGCGCGAAGATGAACTGGCCCGGCGCCGATACGCTCATCGGCGGCAGTGTCAAGGGCGGGCGGGTATGGGTGTTCACGGAGGCGCAGTCATGAACGACACGCGCGAGGAACCGACGCTGACGCACATGATCGACGTGCTCACGCGCGTTCGCGTCATCATGGACACCCAGCTCGACGACAACGGCGAGCGGTTCCGCGACGGTAACGCGGAGCTGTATGACGAGGTCCTGGCGCTCGAAGGGTTCGCCCGCGATTGCGCGATGACAGCCGGGGAGATGATTCTCCGCAGGGAGGCACAATGAGCGCCACGTATGCGGCGTATCAACGGCAAGCGGACGGGACGTGGGTTCGACTCGGGACGTTTCGCGGACCGCGCGGGTCCGTGCGGATGGTGACAGCGGCGTTTGTGCGTCGACATCCAGGGGCGGACGTGCGGACACTGGCGTTCGCGAATCGACAGCTCGTGATGGGCCGGTACGTGGACGGCGAAAGGATTCCAGCGGACGTGTAACCGTCCAACCAGCTCGAACCGACACAGCCGGGCATCTCGCCCGGCTTTTTCTTTTGAGGGGGGATTGACACGAATCATATGATTCATGGTATCTTGGTTCTCTCATGGTGACCACTTGGACGGGATACGTTGACGACGCGGGCATCGAACATCAGCCGTGTGCCTTCTGCCATACGGACTGCTCGACTCATCCTGACGCGGGTAACTCACTGGCGGGCTGTGGCGATTGTGGCTGCTACACCTGTCCTGACCATCGCGTCGACGACGACGCCACGCGCTGCGTGGATTGCGCCAATCACTTCTATCGGACACCAACAACGAAACGGAGAAAACGGTAATGGATCGATCAACAGCATCGCGCGAGCTGGCGAGAGTGTTCGCCTATCTCGCAGTCGGCAAACTCGGCGCAGCACGGACGGCGGCACAACAACTCATCAACTGGTTGGAGAGTATCTAATGAACGCGCAAATGGCACAGGAGATGGTCACGGTTTCGATGGTGTTGGGCTTCGGCACGCTGTGCAGCATCGCGGCCACGATGTTCAGCTCGAAGGCCAGCGAGCACGTCATGTGGTTCGCGCTGACGCTGGTCCAGGGTTTCGGCTTCATGCTGAGTCTCCTGATTCTGATGGGAGGGGCGCAGTAATGGACCGACGCGACTCCGACTTCACCCACAACTGGTTCCAGCGATTCGATGCCCAGCGCATGGTCCTCACCATCGAAGGCATCGGCGAGGACGGCGAGGATCTCGACCTTCCGGCGAAGTTCGAGGTCTGCGACACCTGCAACGGCAAAGGCTCCCACGTGGCAGCGGGCATCGACAGCCACGGCCTGTCACGTGAAGACTTCGACGAAGACCCCGACTTCGCCGAGGACTACTTCCGGGGCGCCTACGACGTCCCCTGCGTCGAATGCCACGGACGGCGCGTCATGCCGGAGCTGGACCGCGACCAGTGCTCGCCTGACCTCCTGGCCCGCGTGGATGCCCACATCGACGAGTGGGCCGACTGCCGAGCGTGCGAAGCGGCAGAGCGAAGGATGGGCTACTGATGGCTCGCACATGGCCTGTCCGCTTCACGCTCGAAGAGCTGGAAGCACTCGGCGAGGCGTGTGGGTTCCGACTCGCGGGCGAACTGGAGGATGACGAGGACGACCACGTCCGCGCCGTGCTCGAAGGCGCCCACGAGAAGCTGACCAACGCCCGACACCTGTTCGAGCTGAAGGTCAAGCGAGCCAAGACGGATCCGCGCGTCGCCCTGGCGCGCGTCTTCGTCGACCAGTGGAAGGCGCTCGAACGGCAAGAGACCGACGCGGTTGGTTGGCTTCAGCTCAAGTTCTCCTGCTCGCGTGCCATCGCTTCCCGGCTGCTCGACGCCGTCGAGAAGCTGACCACCAACTGACCGCTCGACAGGGCGAGCTGGCGGCGCCCGACGCCGACCAGCTCAACCGAATCCGAATTACCTACCTGCTCTTCAAATTCCCCCATTTCTCCCAAAACCTCACTTCATAGCTCGAAAGGCCGTTTTCAGCTCGCGAGGATGCCCCAGGACGCACGATCTCGCCTTCCGTCGACCTCTCGGACACCCACGATTTAGCCGTTGACAGCTAAATCCTCTCAAGCGCAGGATACCTACCGACCAGTCATGGCAGACGACCCATTCCTGTTCCCGCCACTCGTTGACGCTCCCAGCGAGGGTGCCGGGCTCGGTTCCGAGGACCGCCCAAGTTCCGAATATCCTTCGCGCCTAATAGCGACCGATGAACCAAGTCTTACGCCTGACGTAAGCCAAGTGGTTGAGACCAAGGCGCTTACGCCTTCCGTAAAGGTGGATGGCCGAAAGAACAACCGTCCACCGAACCGTGTCGGGCAACCAGGGTTCGGCGGACGTCCAAAGGGCTCGCCGAACCGCATCACGGTGGAAGTGAAGGCGTTAGCTCGTAACCTCTTGGAAGATCGGATGTACATGCGGACACTGCGCCGCGATTTACGTAAGCGCAAGGTCCATCCACAGATGGAAGCGGTGCTCTGGGCATACGCCTTTGGTAAGCCAGTGGAGCGTGTCGAGCTGGGCAGGGTAGGTGACTTCAGCAAGCTCAGTGATGAGGAGCTGATGGCCCAGTTCGAGGCCACCGTCCGCAGTCTCAAGGGCGAAGGCGACGGCAAGCGACGCTCTGCGTAAGCGTGGGGGAGGGGCGTGGCCTCAGTTTCGGAGGGGGGTAGGGGCGTGGGGGCCCGGACGACTTCGGGGGGTCCGGCGTACGTGGGCACACCCAATACGCAAACAACGAGACCGAAATCCCAGCCCGGCCCCGAACTGCAGATCGAGATTTTGTTAAGGAAAATGCGATCCTCTCACCGTGTGGAGACTTCGAACGACGCACTTTTTTCTGCGGCCCGGCCCTGGTGATCGAGCTTTCGGGAAGCGTAATTCGAGGGGGCTCACAGCTCAGAGCGTGTAAGTCGATAGCTTAAAGGGATTTATATGATTCAGCGAGCGCCCTACAACTACATGCTGCCGGTGGTGCCTAGTGACACGGTGGACATGGAGCGGCTGTGTGACGCGATTTACGTGGGGGTGACCGGGGACATTGCGGTGGTGCAGCAGAACAATATTGCGGTGGTGTTCAAGGGGGTTCCGGCCGGGCAGCGGTTGGAGGTGCAGGCCAAGCGGGTGAACGCGGCGGGGACGACGGCGACCAACCTCGTGGCCTTGCATTACCAGTGAGCACGGCTCCTCACTATGGTGAGGAGATGGTGAGGGGATAGTGAGATGCAGGACAAGGCTGAAGTGACAACGGAACGTGTGGCCGAGTGGTTGGTGCACCAGTGTGCGAACCAGGACGGCTGGCAGATCGACGTGAAGATCGAAGTGATTCCCGATCACGAACCGTGTGCGATGGCGGAGGAGGATCGGGAGGCGTTACGCGAGCAGGCGACGGCGGCGATTCAGGGTGTGCACCGGGCGTTGCGGTTACGGAGATGGTATGAAGACCTCGCGACGCCAGCGCCCACGTCCACGCACGGGGGCGGTCCGTGGACGCTCGACGAAGACGCCGTCGCCCCAACCGAAGGAGCGTAAGGTGGCGCCTACGGGCGCTATGACCACAAAAGACACGAAGTCGGTTCCTGCCGCCAGCGCCACGGATCTCAACGTCGTGACGGCCACCTTGGTCGCCTCGCGGTTGGTGATGGGCAACGACGAGCAGTCGCTCAAGAACAACCAGTCGATCATCGACTGGGCGTCCGACCTCGCGGTGAAGATCGCGGCGTCGGTCGATCAGGCCGTGAAGGATGCGGTCGAGGCGGACACGCCGCCCGTCGAGCCGCCCGTCGCGCGCAAAGCGTAACGCGCATCGCGACCACGACGACCGTCGGTCGAGGGTGTGGGGCGCATCACAGGAGAGGTGTTAGCGACCGTCATCGGTCGCGATGAATCACAGCAACGGCCACGTCCTCCTCGCGGCGGCGATTCTCGCGGCTGACCGTCTGCCACAGGTCCCGTTCGAGAGTTCCCAGGAGCACGACGAGCACGTCAGCCGAGTCGTGTGCTGGGCGGTCGCGGTCGCGGACCACCTCGCCAGTGAAGTCGAGACGCTTCGTGGGTCCGAGGGATGACGGACGAGGACCGCACCGTGGCCCTCATTGCCGGGAACATCCTCACCGGCCGGATGCCCTTTGGCGGCGGCGGGCACGACTCCGACCTCAAAGCGGTCACCTGGGCCGTCCATCTCTCCAAACTCATCGTGGCGGAAACGATGGCGCAGCCCCGCGTCTCGGAGCGGCCACGATGAGTCCGCTCGTCTCCTGCCCGCACTGCGGCGAAACCAAACAGATCGACGTGCTCGGACGTCAGGGCTTCTGTAACACCTGCGGGAAGCTCTGGATTGTCACGCCGGTCCCGCCGAGGCCCGCATGACCTCGGAGCAACGCGACACGATTCTCCGGCTCGAAGAGGAACTCGCCCGTCGGCGCGCGTGTCCGTTCCGCGCGTACTTTCCTGACGAGGGACCGCTGCGGCGCGAGCTGTATCCGCGCTCGCTGATTTTCTGGCGCGAGGGGAAAACGAATCGCGAGCGATTGTTCCTCGCCGCGAACCGCACCGGCAAAACGGTGAGCGCCGCCTACGAGCTGACGGCGCACGTGACCGGCGACTATCCCGCGTGGTGGGAAGGCCGACGCTTTCCGAAAGCCACAGGCTGGTGGGTGGCGGGTGATACGCGCGAAACCACGCGCGACATTTTACAGTGGGAACTCTTCGGCGCGCGGGAAGCGATCAGACATGGGACGTACTCCGGGATGATTCCGGCGCACCTCATCGTCGACCGCACGATGAAAAACGGCGTGGCTGATTGTCTGGACACCGTCTGGATTCGGCACAGTGAACGCCGACACGGCGCACCGACCACCTCCACCATTCAGTTCAAGAGCTACGACCAGGGCCGCGAGAGTTTTCAAGGCACGTCGTTGACGGGCGGGGTGTGGCTCGACGAAGAACCGCCCGACGCGAGTGAGCAACCCACGGGCGGTGGCGTGCCGTCGGGCGCAGGCGACATCTACACCGAGTGTTTGCTGCGCACGGCCACGACCAACGGCCTGCTGATGACGACGCTCACGCCGCTGCGGGGGCTCACGCCCTTCATCGATCACTACCTCGAAACCTCGTTGATGTGCATGGCCGACGGCACGCTCATCAACGGGAAGGAAGGGATGTTTGGCGTTTCGCCGGAGGACACCGACGACGTGCCGCGAGGAGACCACTAACGATGGATGTCTTGATTCACTGGCGCTGGACGTCGTTCTCGCGTCCGTCACGGGATGTGGACCGCTTTCACGATGTCGAGGCGATTACCTGCGACGGCCGGATGGTCGCCGTCGTCGCGTCGCACGACACGTTCAAGTTTCCCCTGGAGTGGGTCGCCGAGTTTCAGGCGCTCGACGAGGACCTGTAATGGACCCCGAGCTACAGAAGCTCCCGCGCGCGTATTTCGTGAAGGAGGCGGCGGGCGCGTTGCGAGCGGTGCTCGATCCGGCGCGGCTCTATCGCCTCGTGCGGATCGAGGGGTATCACAAGTTTCGCGTCGCGGCGCGACGGTTTTTTAAGAGCGAGGCCGACTATCGCTTCACCGACCAGGAAATTCGCTGGATGTACGAGTACCTCGACCGCTACGTCACCACGATGCAAACCCTTTATCAGAGAGAACAGCCATGAAGAAAACCGTTGTCGTTGCGAAGCCGGGCAAGCACAACCACGGCGCGGGCGCCATCAAGATCAGCAAGACGGGCGGCGGCTACGGCAAGGGCTACTGAGTGCGGTGGCTCGCGGTGGTCCTCCTCGGGGACCTCGTCGTCGTTCTGGTGATCATCGCGGTCTATCGGGCTTGTTGAGATGCACTACCTCGACACCATTGCGGGGATGAGTCCGGGGAAAGCCTGGACGTTGTACGGCATCAAGGCGCCGGGATGGGAACCGGAGCCGTACCGACAGCAGCTAGTGGAGGTCGTGGTGGAGGGGGCGACCCTCCGTCAGCGTCCGCCGCCGCCCTCCCCTGTGGCGGCGCCTCCTGTGGTCGCCGCGCCGGTCGTGGCGGCGCCGCGTCGCGTGCGCCGTCGCACGCGCTTCGACCCAGAGACCGACAAGCGGCTCGCGCGGCCGTACGGGGTGTCCGGCGTCACGCGACTCCTCGTGGGCTGGTCACGCGGCGGCAGGCGCGGGGATGGGGCGACGTGGGACCGCACCGGCCGCGACGACGAACGGTGGCGACGCAGCTATGACCGCTCGCGACAGTTGACGTTATGAGCCGATTCATCATCACGGCCGATTGGGATAACAACGCCCCGCATCTCACGGAAGATGCGAAGGCGGAGCTAAAGGCGTCGATTCCCGCCTACCAGATCGACGCCCGCACACGCGGCATTCCCCAGCTCGGCGCGGGCGTCATCTATCCCATCCCCGACGATGACATCGAGTGCGATCCGTTTTCGATTCCTGATCACTGGCCGCGTGGCTATGGGTTGGACGTGGGCTGGAACCGCACGGCGGTCATCTGGCGCGCGATCAATCCCGACACGCGCGTGTCCTATCTCTACGACGAGTACTACCGGGGCGAGGCGGATCCGACGGTGCACGGCGCGGCGATTCGTCGACGGGGGAACTGGATTCCCGGTCGCATCGACCCGGCCGCACGCGGACGCGGGCAGAGCGACGGCAAGAAGCTCCTGAAGCTCTATCGCGAAGCGATCTACGGCGATGACCTCGTGGGCCAGCGGCATCTCGGGCTCGCCGCCAACGCGGTGGAGACCGGCATCTACGACACGTTGATGGCGCTCAGCCAGGGCACGTTGAAGGTGATGAAACACCGCTGCCCGAACTGGATTGCCGAACGTCGTCTCTACCGCCGCAATGAAAAAGGCCAAGTCATCAAGAAGAACGACCATGCGATGGACGCCGGGCGCTACTGCCTCGCGTCGGGTGACGCGTGGCTCCAAGCGAAACCGATTCCCGTCCTGGAAGACCCGCTCGCGCGCTTCGCCGGGACCGCATCGGAGAGCTATGGGTGGATGAACCGATGAGTACCATCGACGATCCCTCGACCGTCAAGGCCCCCGACGTGACCACGGAGCGCGCCGACGGCACCATCGAAACCGACGACGGGACCGACGACCCCCGGAAAAAGAGTAAGCCGAACAAGGACGCCGAGGTCCTCGCGCTGATGCGCAAACGCCTCCGGCAGTGTCTCGACGCCGAGGAGCACTACCGCGCCGAGGCGATTGATGATGCGAAGTTTCGCTCGGGCACGTGGGGCGACACCTCGTATCAGTGGCCTGCCGGGATTCAACAGGCGCGCAAAGATGCCGGGCGCCCGTGTCTCACCGTCAATCGGATGCCTGCCTTCATTCGCCAAGTCACCAACGCTGCGCGCGCCGCGCATCTCGCGATCACGGTCAATCCGGTCGACGACCAGTCGGACCCGAAGGTCGCCGAAGTGCTTCAGGGCATCATCCGCAACGTCGAAGTCAACAGCTTTGCCGACCGCGCCTACGCGATGGCGAGCGACAAGCAGGCGGAGCAGGGACGCGGCTACATCCGCATCCTGAAAGAGTGGTCCGACCCGGACCAGGGCTTCAAGCAACGGCTCAAGATCAAGCGCGAGAAGAACCCGCTCGCGATCTACTCCGACCCGGCCGCGCAGGAGATGGACGCCTCCGATGCCGACTGGCAGATGAAGGTGACCGACCTGGACCGGGACGCGTTCGAGGACATCACCGGCAAGGAACCGCCCCCGGAAGGGTCCCTCGATGCGCTGAGTGGCGAAGGCGACATGACCGGCGATTGGTTCCCGAACGGCAAGGTGCGATGGGTCGAGTATTTCTCCAGAGAACCGCGCGGCGACAAGAAGCATCTCGCCCTGCTCTCCACCGGCAAAGAGATCACCTACCCCGACGAGAAGCAGCAGAAGGAACTCGAAAAGCTGGGCATCACCGTCAAGATGGACCGCTGGGTCCAGAAGAAGGTCATCGTCTGGCGCAAGTGCGACGCGGTGACGATTCACGAGGAGACGACCTGGGATAGCAAGGCGCCGCCGTGGATTCCGGTCATTGGCGACGAGCTGATGATCGACGGCGAGCTGGACTATCGCGGCGTCGTGCGCGACTCGAAGTCCTCGGGCCAGATTTACAACGTGCAAATCTCGGCGTTGACCGAGTCTGTCGGTGTCGGGCAGAAGCGGCCCGTCGTCGGGCTACGCGGCCAATTCGGCCCGCCTGATTCCGCCATGCGTCGCGCGTGGGAGTCGGCCAGCACGAAGATGCACGCGTTCCTCGAAATCGAGCCGATGGACATCGACGGGAAACCGGCGCCACGGCCCGAGCCGATGTCGTTCGAGCAACCCATCGAAGGCATCGTCGTCGCGATTCGACAAACCGACCAGGACTACAAGAGCACGGCCGGGTTTCAGGACGCCTCGCTCGGTGAACGTGGGCCACAGGAATCGGGCAAAGCGATTCTCGCGCGGCAGAAGCAAGATGAGCTAGGCAGCTCGCACTATCTCGATAACCTCCGCTTCGCGCTCTGCGCGGTGGGCCGACAACTCGTCGACCTGATTCGCTCGACCTACGACGTCCCTACCATTCTTCGCATCAACGGCAAAAAAGATCAGGCGCGCAAGGTGATGGTGTTCTCGGGGGCGCGCAACGATCCCCGCTTGCCGCAATACCGGCCCAACGGTCCCGACGGCAAACCCGTGCCCTTCAACCTGCCCGATGGTGTGCAGGAAATCTACGATCTCTCGCTCGGGGAGTTCGACATCGAAGTGAGTGCGGGACCGACCTCCGGCACGAAACGCCAAGAAGCGGTGGAAGCGATGTCGGCGCTCTTCGAGCGACTCCCGCCCGAGATTACGGTGAAGTTCCTCGACCTGTACTTCGAGATGATGGACTTCCCGATGGGGCAGGAGATGGCGGACCGCGCCAAGATGATGCTCCCGCCCGAGCTGCAAACCGAGAATCAGGACGAGCGCATCCCGCCACAGGCACAGGCCGAACTGAACCAACTCAAAGGACAGGTGAAGCAGCTCACCGACGTCGCGAAACATCTGAAGCAGCAGATCGACACCGAGCAGCCGAAGTACGACGCGATGATGAAGATGAAGCACGAGGAGGTCCAGGGCAAGCAGCAGGAGACACAGGTCGAGGCGCAGTCGCGCGAGAAGATCAACGCGGCGACGCTCGCCTCACAGGAAAATCTCCAGCGGATGAAGCAGCGCGCGAACTATATCGAGCGCCAGCTCGAACTGAAAGCCGAACGCGCGGTGACGTTGCTGGAGGCCGAACTCGAACACCTCAAGACGACCGGCGATAAGCAGAACGACCGCGTCGCGACGACGCGCGAACACGCGCAGGACCTCACGCTACAAGCCGCCGACGCGCAGGCCCAGCAGGATCGTGAGCTGCTCCTTGCCGAGATGGACCACGCCACGACCATTGAGGTCGCGCGCATCAAGGCTGCGTCGGCCGACAAGGCGACCGAAGCCAAAGAAGAACAGCTCGCCACCGAAGGCACACACGACGGGGAGGTGACCGGTGTTGCGTGAACCTGAGTCGGAGCTGATGACACTAAAACAAGCCGCCGCCTTGTGCGGCGTCGACTACAACACGTTCCACACATGGCTGCGCAAAGGTGTCGTGCCGCACGTGGAAGTCGGCGAGCGGCCGAGCTTACGCGTCCGCCGAGGTGACGTCACGAAGCTCGTACGGGAGGCGTCAGACCCTGCATAAATCGCTACCCCGTTTACCCCGTTTACCCCGTTTCCGAACTACCCCCTAACGCCGTCGAGACGCCTCGTCCACCATCGACGGCGTGCCCCCAGGAACACCGATTCAAAGCGGACCGGACGGAAATTCGTACGCCGCGCCACCGTCGCCGCAGAACGGCGGGACCGGCAACATCGCAAAGGTAGAAATCGCGCCCACCGGGCAAGGCGGGTTTCAGGTCGCCGCGTTCACCAAGGACGGTCGACCGCCGACGCCGATTCCCGTGCCCTCCTTCGAGGCGCTGATCCAGCTCCTCGGTAAAGCCTTTGGTCCCTCGGCCGGTGCTGGTGCGCCGCCGCAAGGACCGCCGCCGCCACCGGGACCGCCGCAGGGAGGTCCGCCACAGGGACCACCCGCAGGCGCGCCACCACCCGACGAAGAGGAATAGCTGCTCCCGCTATCGCGCGAGCGGGCTCGTGTCAGTCGCGCGTGAAGGATACCCATGACCGCGCAACCTGACGACCTCATCGTGACGACGGCGACGATGTCCGCCGACGAGATTCACCAGAGTCTTGGCGAGCCGACAACGTCCAAGGACGTTACGCCCGAGCAAGAAGCCGACGATCCGAGCAAGCCCGACTCCGCGTTGTCGGAGGCGGGACGCACGCTCCGCATGAGTCGCGGGGACGCCCGCAAAGCCAAACTGCAAGCAGAAATCGAGGACCTTGCGCGCAAGCGCACGCAGGCCCGCCTCGACTACGAGCGCGAAGAGCTGGAACGCGCCCAGAAACGGGACTCGCAGCCGCCCGTCAAACCCGCTGCGCCGCCACCACCGCCCGCTGCTCCGGCAGCGCCCTCGCCCGACAAGTTCGCCTTTCCCGACTTCGATGCGTGGCAGGTCGCGGGACACGCCGAAGGCACGTACGAGGACTACAACGACGCGCGCGCGGATGCCCGCTGGGAGTGGAACAAACAGAAAGACGCGCTCACCGCCCAGCAACGCGAGCACGCCCGTGTCGATGCCGAACGGAAGGTCGCGTGGGAAAAAGCCCACGAGACATTCCGTCAGGATCACGCCGACTTCGATGCGGTCCTCGAAGCGACCGTCGTGCCCGTCACGCCGGTCACACAGATTCAACCCGACGGCACGCCGTCGCCGCTCTATCAGATGATTCGAGCCTCGGGCGAGCACGCCCCGCAGATCCTCTACTTCCTCGGGAAACATCCCGAAGAAGTGCAGGCCCTTGCGCAAGCGCCCAATCCGCCCGCGCTCGTGTACGCCTTCGCCCAAATGGAAATGCGAGCGACTGGAGCTATCACGGCTTCGGCCCCGACTCGCCCGATGCCGGTACCGCCTCCGGCGCCCGCCACCCCCATCACCGCCGCGTCGGCGCCGCTGACACCGATCAGTGGCAACGCGCAGCACGCCCGCAGCCTGCAATCCATTGCGGAAGACGACGACGCCGATGCCTACATCGCCGCCCGCCGCGCCGCCCTGAAGCAGCGCACGGGCTAGGAGCGTCACCGTGCCCGCACCGATTGGAAACGTCCTCCTCACCGACAACGTCATCGCGAAGGAAGCGTTGATGATTGTCGAGAACAACCTGACCATCACCAAGCTCATTAACCGCCGGTACGAACCGAAGTTCGCGCAGGACGGCAACAAGATTGGTGACACCCTGAACATCCGCCTGCCGGTGCGCTGGCAGGGCCGCACGGGGGAAGCGATGACCCCCGAGCCCGCGATTGAGCGGACGATCCCATTGAAGATCGATCAGCTCATCGGCCAGGACCTCCAGTTTTCCAACGTCGACCTCACCCTGAAAATCGATCAGTTCAAGGAACGGTACCTCGATACCGCGTGCGCCTCGATTGCGAACCGGATCGATCAGTCGGTGTGCGCGCAGTACATCAACTGCCCGAACGTCGCAGGCGTGCCCGGCGTCATCCCCGCCGCGCTCGATCCGTACTTCGACGCGTCGGTCACGCTCAGCAACTTCGGCGTGCCGCAGGGCAAGCGCAACATCGTCATCTCGCCGCGCATGGAGGCGACGATTGTCAACGCGCTCAAGGGCCTATTCCAGGCCGCGTCGAAGATCGCCGACCAGTACACGACGGGCGAGATGGGCCATGTGATCGGCTTTGACTGGTACATGGACCAGAACATCGTCGCGCACACCGTCGGGGCGCTCGGCGGCGCGCCACTCGTCAACGGCGCGAACCAGACCGGCAGCACCATCCTGCTCAAGGGCTTCACCGCCGCAGCGGCGCCGCGCCTTAAGCAGGGCGACTCGATCACCTTCGCGGGCACGAACTCGGTCAATCCCCAGTCGCGGTCGGACAACGGGGAACTCCGCATGTTCGTGGTCACGGCGCCGGTCAGCTCGGACGCGTCGGGCAACGCGAGCGTCGGGATCTTCCCGGCGATTGTGACCTCGGGCGCGCTCCAGAACGTCACGGCCTCGCCTGCTGACGGCGCGCAGGTGAAGGTCTTCGGCGATCCGCTCTCCCGCCAGAACGTGGTCAGCAAGCAGGGCCTCGCGTTCCACAAGGAGTGGCTCACGGCCGCGTTCGTCGACCTCGACCTCCCGAAGGGGATGGCGATGGCCGCGCGTGCCAAGAGCGACCAGCTCGGGCTCTCGATTCGGATCGTCAAGGGGTATGACATCCAGAGCAACCAGGAGCTGTGCCGACTCGACGTCCTCTACGGGCTCAAGCAGACGTACGAAGATTTCTGCTGCCGCATCGCGTCGTAGACCCTCCGGCGCACGCTTCTGTCTCCGGCGTGCGCCGCTTTTCCCTCTCGGCCGAAAGGCGGTTATGACGACGTATCCGAAGTGGGTCTATCACAAGGAGCACGCGCCCGAAGGGCTGTTTATTCATCGCGCAGAGGACGAACCCTCCGGCGAGGGCTGGGTGTCCACGCCCGCCGCCTTTGATCCCACCTACGTGCCGCCGCCACCGCTCACCGAAGACGCCCAATTCGACTTCCTCGCGCGTGGAGGCCGTCCGTTCGTGGCCTATCCCTCGTGGCGCTACCACACCAACGGCGAGGCGAAGCTGGTTGAGACCGCCGAGGCGGACGCGCTCCTTGATCGATCCGTCTGGAAGGACGCGCCGGGAGGCGGAGCTATCGCGCCGCCCGTCGAAGCGCCGCCCATCAATGCGACACCGCCGCCCGTGCACACGCCGACGCGACTCGTGCCGAAAGTGAAGGACAAGGAGTAACCGGTGCGCGTGACCGTTCTGGAACTCATCACGCGGGCGCTTCAGGAGATTCGCGTCCTCGGCGCCGACGCCCAAGTGGATGCGGCTGATGCCGATCTCGCGCTGCGCTACTTCCAGGGCATGGTCGACCTGTTCCAGATCGACGGCTTTCTCACCTACGCCGAACGCCGTGACGACTACCTCCTCGTACCAGGCCAGCGCATGTACGTCGTCGGCCCTGCGGGTCCAGACTGGGTCGGGCCGGTCCCGTCGCAGATTGCTTCCGTCTCGGTGATCGCGGCGGGCGACGCCACGGGCACTGAACTCTTCCTCGAAGGGTATTCGCCGGATCAATGGGCGCAGATTTCCACCAAGACGCTGGACTCCGACTATCCCTGGGTCTATTACTTTCAGTCGGCAACGGATGAGACCGGCGAGGTTTATGTCTGGCCGGTCCCGAACACCAACGCGACGTTGATTCTCCGCGCCGTCCAACCCCTGCAAACGCCCGCGACGCTCACGACGGTTCTGATTTTCCTGCCCGGCTACTACGAAGCGTGGATGCTAAACCTCGCGCGGCGGCTCGTGCGCCCCTTCGCGGCGAATGAAGCGCCGACACTGGCGGAATCGGCCAATCGCGCGCTCGGGACCGTCAAGCGCATGAACGATCCGGGTCCGGCCACACAACGCAGCGATGCCGCCCTGCTCGGCGGCGGCAGCGGCAGCGGCAGCGCCAGCGGCACGGGGATGTTGATCGCGAAGAGCGCGTCAGGTACGCCGCCCGTGTGGGGCCAGATCATCGGCCAGCTCTCCAGTCAGACCGATCTGCAAGCCGCGTTGAACGGGAAGGTCGACCTCACCGGCAGCTATTACGATCCCGCGTGGATCACGGCGTTGGCGGCGAGCAAGATCACGGGGACGCTGACGGTCGCCCAGGGCGGCATTGGCCTGACGACCTACACGACGGGCGATCTCCTGGTCGCGTCGGACTCGACGCATCTCGTGGCGCTCTCCTCTGGGCCAGCCGGGCAGGTGTTGACGTCGCAGGGTGTCGGCGCGCCGCCCGCGTGGGCGCCCGCAGCGGCGGTTCCGTGGGGCTCCATCTGGGGCGTGATTACCAATCAGGCCGACCTGATGGCGCAGTTCGCGTTGAAGGCGCCGCTGGACTCCCCGCACTTCACCAGTATCCCGCTGGCGCCCACGCCCGCGCCGGGCACCAACTCCACCCAGATCGCGACAACCGCGTTTGTCGTCACCGCGCAATCGGGCAGTCTCGCGGGTCTCGCGCCCCTGAACTCTCCGGCGTTCACCGGCACCCCGACGGCGCCCACACCGCCCAAGGCGGATAACAGCAGCCAGCTCGCGACGACGGCGTACGTGCAGTCGCAGGGCTATGCGACGCTGCCGATTCCCGAGAGCGGTGTCGTCAATCTCGTCTCAGACCTCGCGCTCAAAGCGCCGCTCGCCTCGCCCGCGCTGACGGGGATTCCCACGGCGCCGACGGCGGCGCCGGGCACGAATACGACGCAGCTCGCGACGACCGGGTACGTCACGGCCTCGCTCGCCGTGAGTGTGGTCGGGCCGGGCTCGTCCGTTGTCAACGACGTCGCGACGTTTGCCGACGGCAGCGGCAAACTGGTGAAGGACAGCGGTATCGCGATCTCCAGCCTCGCGCCGCTGCTCTCTCCCGCCTTGACCGGCGTCCCGACGGCACCAACAGCAGCAACGGGCACCAACACGACGCAGATTGCGACGACCGCGTTTGTGATGTCCAACGGCGGCGGCGGGAGCGGTGGCGGGGCGCCGCCGCCCGCTGGGACCGGCTACGCGCACGTCACGGGCGGGATCTGGGATCCGGCCGTCCTCTCGATTCCGCAAGCCGACGTCAACAGCCTTGTGCCCACGCTCGCCGCGAAAGCGCCGCTCGCGTCACCTGCGTTGACGGGTGTGCCGACGGCACCGACCGCGACCGCCGGTACGAACACGACACAGATCGCGACGACCGCCTTCGTGCTGGCGAATGGCGGCACCGGCAGTACCGGTCCGCAGGGACCCGCAGGGCCACAAGGTCCAGCGGGGCCGACTGGGGCCACGGGACCGACGGGACCCGCAGGTCCCGCGCCGACCGGCACCGGCTACGCGCACGTCACGGCGAGCGTGCTCGACCCGGCCGTCGCGTCGATTCCGCAGGCGGACGTCAGCGGCTTGACCGCCGCCCTCGCGGGGAAAGCGTCGACCGCGCACCACACGACCCATGACACAGGCGGCGCGGATGCGATCACGGCGCTCAGTGGCGCGGTCATCACCTCCGGCACCGTCGTCGACGCACGGCTCTCTGCGAATGTGGTGCTGGAAAACGTCGCGAACGTCTTCACGGCGGCGAATGATTTCACCACGGGCTCGATTAGCGCGCCGACCCCGCTGACGGCGGATAACACCACAAAGGTCGCGACGACCGCGTTCGTAAAGGCGCAGGGGTATGCCATCGCGGGCGCCGCGCCCGCCGCCCATGCGGCGACGCACAAGAGCGGCGGTAGTGACGTCATTGCCCTCGACACGCTCGCGGCGACGACGGACATCACGACGTTGAACGCCTCCGCGACGGCGCACGGCCTGTTGCCGAAGCTCTCGAACGTCTCGACGCAATTCCTCAACGGCGCGGGCGCGTGGGCCGTTCCGGCGAGTGGCACCGGCAACGTCGTCGGTCCGGGCACCTCGGTCTCCAGCAACGTCCCAATTTTTGCCGACGCGACCGGGAAGCTCCTGGCCGATAGCGGCAAGGCGCTCCCGACCGGCATCGTCGTCGGCACGACCGATTCGCAAACGCTGACGAATAAAACACTGACCACGCCGACGATTGCGAGTTTCACCAACGCGACGCATAGCCACACGAACGCCGCAGGCGGCGGGACCCTCGCTGAAGCGGCGCTCGCGTTGACCGACATCACGACCGCGAACGCGAGCGCGAGCGCACACGGGTTCCTCCCCAAGCTCGCCGGGAACACCACGACGTGGCTGCGCGGCGATGGCACGTGGGTCGCGCCGGGCGGCACCGGCAACGTCACGGGACCCGCGAGCGCGACGCTGGATGGCGTGGCGGTCTACAACGACACGACCGGCAAGGTCCTGCGGAACTCCAATCTCACGATGTCCTCGGGCGGCAGTTTGCAGGTGACCAACGCCGGATCCGCGCGGCTGATCCTCTCGGATAGCTCGCAGGCGGCGGGATCCAAGAACTTCCTGTTCGCGAACGCCAACCTGGGCCTCTCGTTCGGTCCGGCTGACGATGCGCTCGCGCAAACCCTGGCGACAACCGTGACGATGGACCGCTCGGGGAACATCATCGTTGGGGCAAATTGCACCATCAATGGGGCGATCACGGTCAGCACCGGCAACATCGGCGCGGTTCTCACCACGACGCCCACCGTCGGCGGCACGGGGAGCCAAGTCGCCAACATCTGGTCCGTCACGCGTGAAACAGCCTATGCCATCGACCTGACTGATGGCGCAACGGTTGCGCTCGATGCGACGTACGGCACGATGTTCCGAGTCATGGCGGCTGGAGACCGCACCATCAGTCCGCCGACGAACGCGCGGAACGGCAAAAAGATCATGATTTTCCACTACGCGTCGGGCGCCGCTCGCACACTCACGCTGAGTACGGCCGCAGGCGGGTTCCGCTTCAGCACGGACATTCCCGCCCTCACACAAACGGTGAGCGGGAAGTACGACGTGATCGGCGCGGTGTACAACAACTGGTTCAGCATGTGGGACGTCGTGGCCTACGTGAAGGGCTTCTAGCGATGCCATCGTATCAAGCCACCGTGATGGCCGACGGACCATTCGCCTATTGGCGATTGAATCTCAACGCGAATGATTCGGTGGGCACGAACGGCGGGGGCCTGAACCCTGGTGCGACGGCGAATCAGCCGAATGGTCCCTTACTGGGTGGAACCTCACTCTGCACTGTGTTCAGCGCGACGGGCAGTGTCACGCTGCCCGCGCTTCCCACCACAGCGGCCATGACGCTCGAAGCGTGGATCAAATACACCACCACGGCGCAGATGCCGCTCTGGAGTAACCGCCCTGTGGGTGGCGCAACGGGCGAGTACATCGGTTTTCAGGGTGCAGGGTTGTTTTGGTACAACGGCGGCTCGACACCGGCCTCCGCCCTCGCTGGTGCGTATAACGACGGCGCGTGGCATCACGTCGCCTGGATCACCAACGGATCAGTCGTCACGATCATGGTGGACGGAGTCGTGTCGTCGATCAATGGGGTCGCCTTCACGCATCCGGCGACGGCGGCGAACTCGACCTACATCGGATGGGACAAGCCCAATAACGCCGAGTACTACCAAGGGTCTTTGGCCGAGGTCGCGCTCTATAACAAAGCGTTGACCACCACGCAGGTCGCCGCACACTATGCCGCGCGGAACAATCCGAGTGTGTCGGGCGGCGCGATGCTGGCCGTGTTTTAGGGAAGGAGTGAGATCGCGGGGCTGACCCCCGCCGTGCAACTACCGGGATTTTGTGGACCATCCTTTCGGAGCCAGAGCGCCAGCGTCGACGATGAGACGCTCGTCAACTACTACGTCCAAATCATCGGCATGTCCGGCGCGACCGCCAAGACCGCCCTGTACCCCGCACCGGGGGTTCAGGTCCTCCATACCACGCCCACGCAACCCAGTCGCGGCTTGTTGACGAATGCCGACAAACTCTTTGCCGTCTACGGCGCGGTCCTCTACGACGTCAACAAAGACTTCGTGTTCACATCGCGCGGCTCGATGGCCGACGATGGCACGCCCTGCACCCTGACCACCAACGGGGACGGCGGCGGGCAGGTCATGATCACGAGCGGGAACAGCGCCTACATCCTCAACCTCGACGACAACACGCTCATCAAAGTCCAGGACCACGCGTTCATGGGCGGCATGATCGACGGCTTCTTCATGCTGCTCGACGTGGAAAGCTCCACGCTGAAAATCTCCGACCTGCTCGACGGCATGGTGTGGGACGGCACACAAATTTTCCAGCGCAGCTCGTCGCCGGACCCGTGGAGGGCGATGAAGGTCGCGAGCCAGAAAGCCTGGATGTTCGGGCAGGAGCTGACCGACGTGTTCTACAACGCCGGGTCCTCGCCGATGCCCTTCGCGCCGATTCCGGGCGGTGTCGTGCCCTACGGCATCGAGGCACCGTTCTCGGCTGAGGAGTTCAACGGCGCGATGACGTGGCTGGGCCGCTCGAAGTTTGGCGCGCGCGTCGTCGTGCGGGCGACCGGCTACGGGAGCGCCGAGATTATCTCCGACGAGGCCCTGAACTATCAGTTGTCGACCTACAAGAAAGTCGACGATGCCGAGGCGATGGTCTACCAGGAGCTGGGCATCACGTTCTACTGCCTGACGCTGCCTTCCGAAAACGTGACGTGGTGTTATCACGAGGGCGGCGGCTGGCACCAGCGTGGCTTCTGGAATACGGCGCTCGCGCAATACGCGTTCTGGCGTCCACGCTCGTACGCGTTTGCGTTCGGGAAGCATCTCGTCGGCGACCGCACCAGCGGCACTCTGTTCGAGATGTCGAGCGCGTTTCCATTCGACGCCGACGGCGCACTCATCCGCCGCGAGCGCACCGGGACCACGCTCGTGCAGGAGCAAACCCCATTCATCCTCGATAACTTCGTGCTCTTTCTCCAGCCCGGTCTCGGCCTCGTGAGCGGACAAGGGAGCGATCCCCTGGTGGAGCTGAGCTACTCGAAGGATGCCGGGAAGACGTTCGGCCCGACGCGTCGGCGCAGTGCCGGGAAGATGGGCGAGTTCAGGATCCGATTGGAGTGGAATCGGCTCGGTCAGTTTCGCCAATTCACGCCCCGCATTGTGGTCTCGGATCCCGTGCCGTGGCTCATTCATGGCGCCAGCGTCAACGTGCCACGGGGGGTGTGATGAAGGACCTCCAAGTGCCAATGCTGGAACCGGTGGTCGACCGCACGAGCCTCCTGTTTACGCAGCCCCTGGTTGATTGGCTCCTGCGACTCGTGCGGCACCTGCCCGCGACACAGCGGTTCGTCGGGACCTCGCCATACACCGCCGCGATTCCAGCCACGTCGCTCGTGCCGCAGCAGCGCGGCGTCGTGGCGTTCCTGCGCGTGAACTACCTGCTGACCGTGACACGCCCGGCGAGCGGCAGCGGGCAAGTCGTGTTGACGTTGCGCTGGACGGATACGACGGCGCAGCTCGCACAGAGCACGGTGTTGCACGGGACGGTGGGCAACGTGTTCGACCTGCGGTCCGTGCTCATTCACGCCGATTGCAATCAACCGATCATGTACGACGTCGCGTACACCTCCAGTGGCACGACGCCCCTGCAATACACCCTCGACCTTGTTGTGGAGCAGGTGAACGGATAAGCCATGCCTACCTCCGTGCTCGGCGGACAGAGCGAAGCGACGATTGACCAAGCCAATATCGCTATGCGCGCGATGCCCTGGTATCAGGACCAACTGCGGTCCTGGGGGATGGATCCGGGTCATCCCGGCAAGCTAAACGACCGGCAGAAAACGGCGCTGACGCGCGCGGCACAGGCGAACGGCTTTGTCGTGGACGAGGGCCATATCGAGATGGACGACCACGGCAACTTTAATCCCATCGGCCACAAACTCCGCAACACGCTGATTGTCGTCGGTATGGCGGCAGCGACGATTGCGACGATGGGCGCAGCGGGTGTGTTCGCGGGCGCGGCGGGGACCGGGCTGGGCGCCGCTGAAGGTGTCGGGGCGTACGGTGTCGGCGATGCGGCGCTCGCCGGTCTCGGCACGGGCGCGATGGGCGCGGTTCCAGTCGCGGGGGGCGTCGCGGCAGCGGGCGCGTTGCCTGCGGGCGTCACGCTCGAAGGCATCGCGGCGGGAGGCGGCGGCGCCTCGACGGCGGTTCCAGCAGGCACGGCGGCGGCGGCGAGTGGCGGGGGCCTCAGTTCGGCCGAACTCGGGGCGATGGCGGGCGAGCTGCCGGAAGCCGGGGGCGGCGTCGCAGCGGCAGGTGGCGGCGCAGCGACGAGCGGCTTCGATGCGGCCGGGAATTGGGTGGGCAGCAGCACCTACAACATCCCCGCAGGCGGCGGACTCGGCGCGGGCTGGGTCAATTCGCCGATGGGGCTTGGCCTCATCGGCACGGGCATCAACGCCGCGACCAGCATCTACGGCATGAACAAGCAGGCGGACGCGGCGCAACAGGCCGCGCTCCTTAACTCGCAAAGCGCCGCCTCACAGCTCGCCTTTTTGAAAGAGAAAGACGCGGCGGACCGCGCCGCCCAACTCGTGCGCGACGCCGAAGCGAAACGCGAGTGGGACACCACGACCGGCCTGAATCTCGCGCAGTGGAATCGCCGACAGGCCCAACTCGAACCCTACCGGCAGAAGTCGCTCGCGGCCGGACAAGAGCTGTCGCGCCGTCTTGGGTTGCCCGCGCCGACCGGAGGCTGGAACGTCCCGAATCCGCCCGTGACGCTCGCCGACGCGTCGCTCTATGGCGGCGGCGGGGGCGCGGCAGGTGGCGCCGCGAGCGTCGCCCCGACGCCCACTGATCCGTCGTTGTCGGACCCGTCGAAGTGGATGGCGCTCGTGGGGAACGACGCGCAGTTGACGGATTTCGTGACCAAGGGACTCGGGAACGCCGCAGCGGTACCGGGGTTGGTCGACTACTACAAGGGCAAGGTCAAGGGCCAGCCGGGCGCAAATCCGACCGAGCAGGCGGGCAGCGCCGCGTACTGGAACGAGAAGTTCGCCAACGATCCGAATCGCACGGGGGGATCCACCACGCTCGCGGCGGTTGTGCCAACCACGACCCGCGCGCCATTTCAACCCAGCGCGAGTTCGCTGGCCGCGTTCACGCCCGTCGTCATTCCGGGGGCGCAATCCACGATGACGCTCGCCGACCTGTATGGTCCGATGGGCGCAGTGTAGGAACCAACGATGACTGCTGAAATCCAAGATTCTCGCAGCGGCATGTGGGTGCCCTATGTCCCTGGTGACGGCAACGCCAACGGTGGGGGCAATATCCGCATCAATGGTCAGGTGTACTCAAACGGCGCCGGGATAGCCGCCTATCAGCAGCAAGCGACACAAGCAGCGAATACGCCCAGCGCCGCAGCCACTGCCGCTGCCGCCGCTGCCGCCGCTGGTAATGACCCGACCGGGGCGTACTCGACTCCCCCTGGTTATGGCGAAAAAGCGCCGCCTATTGATCCGGCGACCGGTCAGCCCCAATCGGATTTCTTTCCCGACTGGCACTGGGATCCGAAGATGGCGCGCTACATGAAAAACACGTCAACGGGGACCGATCCTGGGACCGGTGGATCGTCGGGCGGCGGCGCAAACTACGGCAACACGCCGAATCCGTATTCCGCGTCCTCCCAAATGGGCGGACCGGGAATGCTCGACCCGTGGTTGCAACCGTTCACGCCGCGTCCTGCGGGAACCAACCTCGGAACGCCGCCGCCGACGATTACGCCCGCACCCACACTGAGTGGTCCCGCGAGCGGCGCCTTCAGTAGCGACGCATTCACGGCGCCGGGTGGCGGATCGTTCAGCTACGGCGATTATCAGGCGCCGGACAAGTTCAGCTACGGCGACTACCAAGCGCCAGACAACTTCAGCTACGACGCGTTCAACGCGCCGGATAAGTTCGTCGCGCCCGATGACGTCACGATGCAGAACGATCCGGGCTGGAAGTTCCGCCAGAAGACCGGGCAGCAGGAGTTCCTCAATTCCGCTGCCGCGAAGGGCCTGAGCCGCAGCGGCGGCACGATGAAGGATTTCATCAACTACAACCAGGAGGCCGCGTCGCAGGAGTATGGACAGGTCTACAACCGCGCCCTCGGCGAGTGGAACACCGACTACGGCGCGAAGCTCGGGACCTACAACACCAATCGCGCCAATGCGGCCGACATCTGGGGCAAGAACACGACCCTCGGGCAGACCGCGTACAACACCAATCGCGCCAACGCCGCCGACATCTACAACACCAACGCGAACATGGGCCTGACCGCGTACAACACGAATCGCGGGAACGCGTTCCAGAACTATCAGACCAATTTCGGCAACGCGCTCCAGGGCTGGCAGGCGAACACCGCCAACAACGCCAACGTGTACAACACGAACTGGGGCGCGCAGAAGGATGTCTACAACGCAGCTATGCAGGGCTGGCAGGGCACCAACGCGCTGAACACCGACATCTGGAAGACGCAGAACGCGAACGCGATGGCCTCGAATCAGGTGAACTGGAACCAGGACTGGCAGCAGTACCTCCAGCAGTACGACGCGTTCAAGCGCAATCAGGAATGGCCGTATCAGGTCCTGAACCAGCAGAGTCAACCCGTCGGGTAAGGGATCACGATGGCGATGGACATCCCGATGTTCCACTTCGACGTGCGGCCGGTTCCCCAGCCGTACCAGTCGCCCTATGTCCAGTCGATGGCGCAGCTCATTGGCGCGGGCGACCGGTATCAGGCTGAGGCGATTCAGCAATCCGCAGCGGCGCGCGCCAAGGGCGTCGAGGCGATTGGGTCGAACGTCGGCGGCACGCTCATGGACTACGCGAAGTACGAACTCGCGCAACGGTCTCCGGTCGTCCAGCTCCAGAAGCTGAAGGTCCAAAAAGAAATGGAGGACATGGCCGACGACGACCTCATTCAAAAGACGGTCGCCTCCAATGGTGGGGATGTCGAGAAGGCGCTCGGCGCGTTGCGACAGAGCGGGAACGTCTCGGTGTCGGCGATCAGCAAGCTCCAGAAGATGGCCGACGAGTCGCGCAACGCCGCGCTCAAGAGCCAGCACGACACCTTGAACTACCAGAGCGACGTCCTGAAGCAAATGAACCAGATGGTTCCTGACGCTCCAGACAAACCGGACGACGTCGACCAGATGACCGCGTACCGAGAGTCCTACCGTCGGGCGCGGCCCAACATCACGGCGTTAGTTGGTCAGAAATTTTCAGCGGGGTTACCAGACCCTGACGATCCCGATCTTCTCAATAAACTCAACGAGGTCAAGAAGTGGGGCACCACGGCGACGCAGGCCACACAGATTCAGCGCGTCGGCATCGCCAAGGCCGAGTTGGCGCTCAACGAGAAACGGGACCAAGCCAAAGCCGACGAGCACAACACGTCGGCGACAGGACTCTTTCTCACCACGGCGCAGAACCAGGGCGACTGGGATAAGTACCTCGCGGACGCCAAGGCGCGCGGCGCGAGTGATGCGGTGCTGGCGCAATTCCCCAAGGAGTTTTCGCCGCAGGCGCTCAACGTCGCGCGCGTCCTCGCGCAGGGCAAACCCGACGAGCCGCCAAAGGCGGGCACGCTGGAAGACACGATCCAGCGATGGGCCAAGGAGCACGGCACGACGCCGGACAAGATTGCCGACGAACAGGTCCTGAAGCTCGTGAAGGACTACCACCAAGCGACGCACGTGAGCGACGGCACGGCGAACCTGACGCCGCAACAGATCCAAGGCTACGTGGACGTCCTGAAGGCACACCCCGGCGCGTATAACCACCTGACAGAAACCCTGCGCGGTCAGTTGATGGTTCCGCTCGCACAGGCCGGGTTCAAGGATTTCGATGCGCCCACACAGCAGCAGGTCACTGCGGCCACGAATCGGCGCGCGTCGGATCTGGATCGCCTCGCGCGCGACAAGGCGAACGGTGTCTACGACCAGGACCCACAGGGGCTCGCCGAGCGACAGGCGCGCATCGACGCGAATTACCGCATCGCGATGGGACAAGCAGGGGCGACGACGGCCGCGCCGTTCAAACCCACGCCGTTCGATCCCCGCGCCGCACCAGCCGCGCCGCCCGTCGTGGCGCCGCTGGCCGATGGTGCGCTTCCGACGCTCCCGCCGAGGCCCAGCGGGGGTCGCGCCGCCCCCGCCACTCCCACTCCGGCGCCGTATGGGCTGCGCGAAGATGGCACGCCGAAGGGTGATGGGTTCCTGGGACTCCTAAAACGGAAGGACGGCGGGGTGTCGTCGGAGATTTCGATCAGTGTTGGCATCGACGGGAAAGAGGTCGAGATTCCGACGATGGTCCCGACACTGAGCAAGAGTGAAGTGGATTGGTTGTTGTCGAACGATATTAAAAACCCTCAGAACATCCCGGCGCCGATCAAGGACAAGGCGATTGCGTTCGCGAGGCAGCGCATCAAGGACGGGCTGTCACCGTTTGCCGGTCCCGACGAGAGTCCGCAAGCGGCGCCCGCTGCGCCAGCCGCGCGCGAGCCCGGCTCGCAGTACGTCATCCCGCCGCCACCGGGGCCAGCGGAACTCCTCAAGGGCATGAAGCCCTCGAAGTACACCTTGACTGATGGGTCGAGGTGGCGCGTCAACCGTGACGGCACCATCGTGAAACTCAATAAAGACGGGACCATCGCGACGGTGCAGAAGTAATGGCGCAGAAGGCGCTCGCCATCGTCAGCGTTGAGCCGCTGGAGGACGAACCGAAAGACCCGAACACGTACACGCAGTACGGCGGCTTCAGTCCACTGCCCGCGTCACGCGAGTCAGGCAAGCTCAAGCCGCTGGGCATCGTGAGTGTCGAGCCGCTGGAGGACGAGGAGCCGCCCTCGACGGTGTCGAGCGGCCCGTCCACGTACGTCGCCGCCAAAGCCAGCGGGCAGTTCTCACCAGAAGAACTCGAAACGATCTGGCAGTCGCAGCCGACGCAAACCACGCAGTCGCCGACCTACGTCCTGCCGAAACCGCAACCGTACGTCGAACAACCCGGACGCCTCGGCAGCGCCAAGACGGGCGGCGCCGCGATCCAGCCCCCACGAGGACAAGGGTTTCTCGATGTCATCCCGGAAGGCGTCGGCCAATTCGCACATGGCGCCGTCGAGTCGGTCTCGCATCCGCGCGTCCTCCCCACCGAACCACATCTACTCCAGCCCCCACGACCTGGAGACAATGCCGCCGCGCTCAATGCCGCGTCAGACATGATGGAAGGCGTCGCGAAGATGGCGACGCCGCTCGCGATTACCGGCGCCATCGTCGACTTCCCGGTGACCGCCGCCGCCATCGGCGCGGCTTGGCTCGCGGGCTCCGCCGCTGAGCAAGCGGCGCAGTATGCGGGCGCGGACCCCGCGACACAACGCTTCTACCGCAATCTTACCGGGACCGCTGTAGCGACGCTGGGCGTGAAGCGGGTCTACGACGGGCTGGCCGACGTCGCCGGGAAAACCGCCGAAGCGGTGCAGTCAACCGCACGAGCCGGTGTCCTGCGCGGCACGCTCGACGTCGCCGCGATTCGTGGACAGGTGCAACAAGGCGCCGGACTCTCCACGACCTTCGGACGCACGCCGCAGACGTTCTCGGAGGAGATCAACCAACCGGCCGTCGGCGAGACGGCTGGCGAACTCATCAGCAGCACCCCGGTGGCGGACTGGGTGCGCGAGCAAGTCCGCACGCAAGCGGACATGCGGGAGCAGTTCGAGCAAGGCACGGCGACGCCGGAGACGCCGACACCACCTCCGGCCGTCCAGAACCCCGTCACGCGCATCCTCGACGAGACCCTGGGCACACCGGCACCCGTCACCCCCACGGTCGATATACCGGTCACTCCGCCGTTCAAACCGGCCTTCCAGCTCGGCGTCGACGAGACCGGCACGGTTCCGACGATTCGCGTCCCGCCCACGCTCCCGCAGGGGTTGGCTGGTGCGGCGCCGCGTTTCAATATCGGATCGACGCAGTACACGCCGGTCTTTGAAAGCGACCTCGATAAGGCCGCGCTGATTCTGGCGCAGAAGACGCCGTCGAAGCGCGACGCGGACTACCTCGACTTCGTCATGCGCCACACCGGCACGGATGAGGCTGGCGCGCGCGCGCTCGGGCAGCAGGTGAAAACCGCCGTCAAGGAAGCGGTCAAGGACCAGCCCGAAGGCGAAGTCCCGATTCCGAACATCCTCTGGAACGCGCAGCCGCCCGCCGCCGCGCCGACACCTGAGACAGCATCAGCCCCTGAAACGGCCCCGATACCGTCCCAACCGCCCGGCACCGAGGCGCCAGCGGCGCCCAAATTCACCGACGCGTTCACGATTGTCGGGCAGCGCAAAGTGGGCGGTGGTGCGAAGACGTTCCCGGCCGACGAGTACACATGGAAGGGAGAGTTTGAGGGCGTGCCGGTAACGATGGTGACGCGCCCACGCACCATCGTCGAAGGCGAGGGCTTCCTCACGTCCGGCAACATGCGCCTCCGCGACTCGAAGGTAGGCGATGGCGGTCACTTTGTTGACGCGGTCGTCGACGGCGACCTTACCACGGAGCAACTGACACGCCTCCAGGAGTTCATGGAGGGCAGCGGGGACGAGCGACCCATCCGTGTGCGAAGGAAGGGCGAGCCGCTCGGACGAAGCGGCGTGCTGGGCGGAGAGATCGACCTCTCGACACCGACCGAGCGTGAGGGCACCGCGCCTTCACCCGGCGAGACGGCCGCTGTTCAAAAGCCCGCCGAGGCCGTGCCGACGCCCGCGCCCGTCGCTACGCCAGCGGATCGTGGAGACGAGTTCGCCGCCCGCTATACCGAAGCGGCGTACAACGGGCTGGCGGGCTTCTTTAAACTGATCAAGCTCCAACCGCCGCCGTTCGCCGACGTGCGCGACGGCTACGCGCAATACCTTCGCGAGCAGGAAAAGCCAGAGGCGACCGTCCAGGACTTCGCCCGAATGCTCGCCGAGGGTAAAGCGGAGGCACAAGTCCCGCTACGCCGCGCCCGCGCGACACAGGCCGCGCCAGCAGAGGCCGCGCTCCAGACCGAGGCGCCAACCGAACCACACCCGACGCGCCTCATGGGGATTCCTGTCACGCACGTCGAGACCATCAAGGACCGCGAGGGCGTCCACGCGGAACTGTATAACTCGCCCACGCAGCGCGGCGTGATTCGGATCATGGATCACGACAGCGGCGAGCTGGTCTCGCTGAAGAGTTATCCGACGTTTGCCGACGCACAGACGATTTTTGAAAACATGCGCCAGAGCGTCGCCGGGCGTGTGCGCCGGAACGCGATCAACTCCAACGCGCTCGAAGACGCGCTCAGCCCCGAAGCGCAAGCCACGCTCGGCCACTGGTTCAAACAGCGCAACAAGAGTCGCGACCTGCGCCACGTCCGCGAGGCGATGGAGGTGTACCAGCGGCTGTTGGAGATGGACACGCCGGAGGCGCACGCCGACGCGAAGACCCTACGTGACGTGGTCGACGCGTTCTTTCGCAACCCCACACACGACGGGGCGGGAGAGGTCGACGCCGCCGCGCATACCGGGCTCCAGCGCATCACGGGCGAGGAGGACCCGGACCCTGCCAACCTGCTGGAGAACGAAGTCTTCGCGTCCGCCGCCGAAGCGGGCCGTCTCATCTTCGACACGCTCAATCCCAGGACGGCCGCGTTCGACTCCGAGGAGTTCAACACCGCGTTCGGGATGGTGGAGTTCCGCAAACCGCAGGCGGACGTGTTCCCGGTCCCCACCGACACCGTGCGGATTCTCGTGACGGATGACGCGCCGCCACTCATCGCCCCAGCGGCCGGACAGACGCCCGAGTCGTGGCGCGAGCTGTCGGCGCCAATCATCCAATCGTGGAAGGACGAGGCCGCGCGCATCGGGCGCGAGGAGGACCACTCGCGACAGGTCGTCATCTCGCTGTTTGACCGCACGGGCGAGTGGTCGAAACCGTATGCCGACGCGGGCTATCACGTCATGCGGTACGACATCGAAAACGGCAAGGACCTAATGGACTTCGGATCCTGGATGGGCGACATCGAGGAAATCATCTCCGAAGGCTATGACGTGGTCGCGGTCCTCGCTGCGCCGCCCTGCACCAGTTTCGCTGTCTCCGGTAACGCGACGTGGCTCACGCACCACGGCAGCGCGAACGAGGCGATGGTGAAGAAGTCGTACGGCGAGTGGGCCGCGAAGATGTTCGACACGCCGGTCGACTACGCCAATCACCTCGTCGCGGTCGTCAAGCTGGTGGTCGAGCAGGCGAACCCGAAGGTCTACGCGATGGAGAACCCCGTCGGGCGCATCGCGAAACAGAACCAGCTTCCGAAGTACACGCTCTTCTTCGATCCCAACGCGTACGGCGACCCGTACACGAAGCGGACGCAGCTCTGGGGCGAGTTCAATCCGCACCTCCCGACGGCGCGCGTTGGCGGGTCGAAAGAGGACGGCGGTGAGGGCAGCAAGATCCACGAGCAGATGACGGGCTACACGAAAGAGGACCAGCTCGAACGGTCCGTCACGCCCGAGGGATTCGCGTACGCCTTCTTTATGGCGAACCACGATTTCCCGTTGTCGATTGCCGGGTCGGAGCCGTATGACGAAGGCGACGTCGACACCGAGGAAGAGGAAGGGGCGCCAGCGCCCATCATCCAGGGTAAGGTAGACACTGATGCCGGACGCCAACCAACGAAACGAAATGGACCCGGACAACTTCCCGTCAGTGAAGGAGGAGCCCCTGTCGCCGGGGGAACAGGAAGCCCTTCAGTACTGGGAACGGTTCCTCCCGCGTCTCAGCCAGCAACTCAACCAACGCTCCCCCCAGGCCCTACCGACGGCCATCCGCAAGGCGTGGTGGGACCGGGAATACCAGATCGGCTTAACGCTGGCGCGGAACCCCAAAATGCACCGACTCCAGGCGCTGGAGCAGTTGAACCCGGACCCGCTCTACCCACTCCCGGAAGCACGCACGACCCAGGACCCGCGCCGCTAGACTACACGCTCTCGGCCGCGCGCATCGCCGACATCATTGCGGGCGGGACGATGACCCGCGCGCGCAATAATCTCGCCGCGATCACGCTGGTCAAGATCCTCCTCGCGGAACAGCGACACGCAACCCTCGACGAACAACACGTGCTCGCGCGGTATGTCGGCTTCGGCGACACCACGGTCGCCGACTTCCTCGCGGAAACCGAGGACTACTCCTGGCGAGAGACCGAAAGCCAGCTCTGGCGCGACTACCAGACCGCCACGACGCCACAGGAACGCCGCGCCTTGGCGGACTCGTCAACCAATGCCCACTTCACGTACCAGCTTTTCGAGCCGATGTGGGAGGCGCTGGTCAACGCGGGATTCACTGGTGGTCGCGTGCTAGAGCCGTCGGTGGGTACCGGTCACGCGTTTGGCTTCATGCCCGGCGACGTGCGCGGGAACTCCACCCTCAACGGCGTGGAGCTGGAACCGCTGACCGCCGCCATCGCTGCCGCGCTCTATCCCTCGGCGAATGTCCAGGTCCGAGGCTATGAGCAATCGCGGATCGCACGCGGGAGTCAGGACCTCATTATCGGGAACCCGCCCTTCTCGCAGGAAGGCGTCGATGACCCGTTGATGCCGGAACTGGTGCGCAAGCCTATCCATAACTACTTCTTCGGGAAGGCGCTGGAGCATGTGCGGCCGGGCGGACTCGTCGCGTTTATCACGTCGCGCTACACGATGGACAACCAGTCGACCGCGTTTCGCCAGTACCTGATGGAGCGCGCGCATTTTGTGGGGGCGGTCCGGCTTCCGAACACCTCCTTCGACAAAAGCGCCAAGACGCAGGTCGTCACCGACCTCATCATCCTGCAACGGCTTCAGCCGGGCGAGACCGCGCGCAACGCCGACCTGTTCATCAACGCGCCGCGCTCGGCGACGTTCTCCACGACCTACACCACCGGGTACGGCAAGAAGCAAAAAACCGTCGAGCAGAACGTGTATCGCTCGGCGTGGTACGACGCTCATCCCGAACTCGTGCTCGGCACGGAAACCCTCGAAGGGTCGATGTATCGCGACAAGGAGTACACCGTCACGGCGGCGCGCGACGGCGTGATCGACGCCATGCGCACGGGACTCGCCCAGATCCTGCCGCCCGGCACGTATCAACCTGCGAGCGAGATTGCCGCCGAGACGCCCGCGAGCCGTGTCGTCGAAGGTCCGTATAAGCCGGGCGAACTTCGGGTCGACGGGACCAAGATCGTGCGCGTCGCGCGCGGCGGAGAAGTCACCGACGTCACGCCGAAGGCGGACAAGAAAAACTCGTTCGACCGCATCAAGCACATGATCGGGATCCGGGACGCGCTCCGCTCCACGATCCAAACGATGCGGGACCCGCAGGCGACCAATACGCAGGTCGAGCAAGCCCAGCTCGTGCTCGCCAAAGCGTACAGCGCGTTCGTGCGCCAGTACGGTCGACTGAACGACCTGACTAATAAGCGCCTGTTCACGTCCGACCCGGAAGCAGAAAACCTCCTCATGTTGGAGGTGATGAAACCCACGGCAAAACTGGTCGAGACCAAGCGCGGACCGGTCCTGCGGATTAGCTACGAGTTCAAAGGGCTGGCCGACATCTTCGAGAAACGCACGCTGAATCCGGTACGGGACATTGACCACGCGGACTCGCCCGAGGAGGCGTTGCTCGCCTCCCTCGGGACGCGGACCGTGATTGATTGGCCGTACATGGCGCGCATCAGCGGGCAACCGGCGAAGGACCTCCAGCAGGCGCTGAAAGCGTCTGGCCGTGTGTATGACCATCCCGACGGGTCCTGGACGCTGGCCGAGGAATATCTCAGCGGCGACGTGACGTCGAAACTCGCCGACGTCGAGGCCGACGGGCGCCCGCAGTTCGAGTCCAATAAGGCGGCGCTGAAAGCGGTGCAGCCCGCGCCGAAAACCCTCGACGACGTCACGATTGGTTTCGGATCGCACTGGGTCGACACCGCCGTCGTCGGGGCGTATCTCGCGCACGAGTTAGGCGTCGACCCTAGCGAATTTACGATTCACCTCGACGCCACCGAGACCTATGTCCGGTGGAGTGTGGGGTACGGCAACGAGGCCATCAGGGCGGGCAGGCAGCACGGACTCGCGGTCCCGTTTCACTACGTGGGCGAGAAAGGGAGTTCGTATTACAAGCCGACGGAAATCTACAGCGCCACCGATCTCTTTCTCGATGCGCTGAACCTCAATCAGCCCGTCGTGGGATGGTGGGAGGGGCGCGGCGACAACCGTCACTACGTGAAGGACGTGGAAGGGCAGACCGCCGCGCGAGCCAACGTCGAGGACATTCGCGAGCGATGGCTCGCGTGGTTGTACACGCAGCCCGCCACGACCGACAAGTTGATGAAGGTCTACAACTATCGGTTCAACCGGGATGTGCCACGGACCTTCGATGGATCCCATCTCACGCTGCCCGGCAATGCGCTGCCGTTCAAACTCTACCCGCACCAGCTCAACGCGATCTGGCGGATGCTGACCAGCGGGAACACGCTCCTGGCGCATGAAGTTGGCGCGGGCAAAACCTACGAGATGATTGCGACCGCGATGGAGTGGCGTCGCACGGGCCGGGCGCGCAAACCGATGATTACGGTCCCGACCTATCTCCTGGGGCAGTGGAAAGCCTCGATTCAGCAGATGTACCCAGACGCGAAAATCCTCGCGTTCGACGACAAGGACCTCTCGGCCAAGAAGCGCCAGCAGGGGATGGCGCGGATCGCGTTTGGCGACTGGGACATCGTCCTGGTTCCGCACTCTTCGTTCCAGCTCCTCAAGACCTCCGACGAGCGCATGGCGGAGATGATGCAGAACTGGATCAAAGAGCTGTCAGACGCTGAGGCGAATGCCCGGCAGGAGCGCGGGCAAGACGAGGCCAGCGTGAAAAAGCTCGCGGCCCAGCGAAAACGCATCGAACGGAAGGTCGCCGAAAAACTCAAGACCGTCAACAAGGGCGAGGATAACAATCTGCGCTGGGAGGACCTCGGGGTCGATGCCCTCATGGTGGACGAGGCGCAGGCATTCAAGAATCTCTTCTTCTTCTCGAAGATCGACAACCTCCGTGGGCTCAGTAAGTCTGAGTCGGATCGCTCGCTCGATATGTACGTGAAGGTGCAGGAGATCAACGAAAGCTCGAACTATCGCAATCTCGTGCTCGCGACGGCGACGCCGATCATGAACAGCATCGCCGAGCTGTACACCATGCAGCGGTACCTCCAACCCCAAACCATCGACCAGCTCGGCGTCAAGGCGTTCGATAACTGGTACGCGATGTTTGGCGACGCGCGCGTCAATACCGAGCAACGCCCCGACGGCACCTACCACGAGGTCATGCGCCTAAAACGGTATCGGAACCTCGACCTGCTCTATCGCACGATGGCGCAGGTCATGGACTACGTCGGCTGGGACGATATGCCGTATCTCGATCTGCCGAAACTCGTGAACGACCGCGTGCGGATCGTGAAAACGCAACCCCACCCGATGTACCCCGAGGTGAAGAAGTGGTTTGCGACGCGCCTCCAGAACCTGCGCGAGAATCCGCCCTACACGGATCGGCAGGGGGTCCACCACGCGCCCGACCGGCCCCATCCCATCACGGGGGAACCCACAGGGAGGAACGACAACATCTTGGCCGTGATGAACGATGCCAAGCTCGCCGCGATTGATATTCGTCTGGTCCTGGGCGACGCGGCGACGGATGTCCCAACCTCCCGCATTCAGACCGCCGCCAATCTTCTCGCCGAGAACTACAAGAAGGAGCGCGCCTACAAAGGCGTGCAGCTCGTGTTCCTCGACGTCGGCACGCCGAAAACCCTCGAACCGCTCGCGTTCCTCCGTGGCGCCGCGACCGAGGACACCACCGAGGGCGCCGCGCTCGGCACTGAAGACGAGGAGGGCGAGACCGAGGACGACGAAACAGCGCCCCTCGGCGACACCGGGATTTTCAATCTGTACGATGCGCTGCGCGACGCGCTCGTGAAGCGCGGCGTGAGGCGCGACGAGATCGCCTATATCCATCAGGCCCGAAATGCGGCGGAACGCAAGGCGCTCTTTGATGCCGCAGAGAGCGGGAGGATCCGGTTCCTCTTCGCCTCGACCGACAAGGGCGGCGTGGGGATGAATATCCAGAAGCGCCTGATGGCGATCCATCACATCGACGCGCCGCGCGCGATGCGGCCCGGCGACATGCGGCAACGCGATGGGCGAGGGATTCGGCAAGGGAACGATTACAAGGAAATCGACATCACGCGCTACGTGACGGAAGGGTCGACTGACGAATGGCTCTATGGGCTCCTGGGCGACAAGTCCAACGCGATCACCCAGTTCATGCGCGGCAACCTGACCGAGTACAAGGAGTTTGATCCGAGCGAACTCTCTATCGAGGAGGCGCAGATTCAGGCGACAGGGGATCCGCGTGGCAAGCGGCTCACCGAGCTACGCGCCGCCACTACTCGTCTCGCCGCGCAGGCCGCAGCGGCCGAGCGCGCGATGGGCAAGGCGCGCGCGGATCAGGTCACGCACGAAAAACTCGCGACGGCGTTGCGGGCACAAGTCGCCAATATGGAAACGTGGCTCAAGGCGCATTACGTGCCCGTCCACGGCGACCAGTTCGCAATGACCGTCGACGGGACGAAGTACACGAAACAGGCCGATGCGAACGCCGCCATCGGTGAGGCCCTGGAGTCGATCCGCAAGCATCACGTGACGGACCGCGTCACGATTGGCGAACTGGGGCATCTGCCGATGTATGCGCAACTCTTCGGGACCCTAAAGGCGGGGTACGACATTCAGACGTTTCTCGATGCGCGCCCCGCCTCGGGGGACGTGCAATACGTCACGCGGATACCGGTCCCTGCCGACGCGAAACTGGCCGTCATCGAGGGCCGCAACGTCGTGGCGTCGTACGTGAGTCACTACACGAGCCTCGCCGCCCAACCCAACGTGCTCAATAAGGAAGCCAAGGAATCTGAAGACATCGTCGCGCGCTCGAAGGCATTGCTCGACCATCCGCCCGACGCCGTCCGAAAATTCAACGACGCGAAGGAGGAGATGACCCGGATCGAAACGGAACTGAAAGCGGAAGGCCGGGCGCGCGATGCAGAAGCCGACGCGCAGCGCAAGGCCGAGACGGAGGACGGGACCGCGACGCTGGAACGGAAGGTCCCGATGGTGTCGTCCGCGCAGCCCGACGAGCGCCCGGACCCTGATGTGAAAACCCGCGCGGATCTGCGGAAGGCGTACAAGAAACAATCAGCGGAGACGATTCGGGGCGTCCTCGACGCCATCGAGCACGAGAGTCTGGAGGACGTGGAGTGGCCTGCTGGATTCCCGATGGGCATCTTTGCCCGGTACGATGAGGACCCGGCCGACCCCGACGCGGACCACGACCCCGTCACGCTCGACCATGTGCGCGAGGTCATTGTCAGCACCCTTCACCGGCTGGCGCTGGAGAAGGAAGGGCAGCAGGACCTACTGGCCGAGCCCAGCAAGCCAGCCAAGCCCGGCTCCCGCGAGCAGTTTCATCGACTGATGGCGCTTCGGTCCGCAGGAAAGGGCCTTACACAAGCGGCGGGCGCGATTAAATCCACCCTCGCGGCGGCAAGTATGACCACACCGTCGCGCACCTCGGCCCGCTACTTCCAGTGGCGACTGGCGCAGCAGGCCCATCTCTTGTCCTACGCGTACCACGCGCTGACGCAGTATCGAAACGCGGTCGAGCGCATGACACTCGACCACGGCCAAATCCTCGACATTGCGGACGCGCTCCAGGATCCAACAGGGACGGGCAAGCGTGTCCCAGCGGAGTTGAAACCGTGGGAGACGATCCGTACCGAGATATTTGACCATCTCAAGCAACAGCTCAAAGACCTCGGCATCGAGCGCGACTGGAAGGACTACTACCTCGGGCAGGCGTGGGAAAACGAGTACAAGCCCGACTCCGTGCTGGGGCAGGCGCGTCGGCCGCTCGGCGGACCGGGGTCGTTCATGCGCCGGAAGAAGATTCCCACGATGCGTGAAGGCGTCGAGGTGTACGGCAAAACGCCGATCACCTGGAACCTCGTCGAGATGGACCTCCATAAGATCGCGGAGATGGCGAAGTTCGTCCTCGCGCGGCAAACCCTGGAGGACAACAAGCAGCTCGGGACGTTCGTGTGGGGCAGCTCGCTCAGGAAACGGCCCGACGGCATGATGGAGATTCCTGACATCATCGGCAAGGTGTTCGCGCCGCCAGAACTCACGGTGCACGAAGCCTACGACAAGGGCTTGATGGAAGGGCTGGAGAGTTTCATTACCCAGCTTGGCGTGAATTACACGCGGAAGGCGACCGCTGGGACGCGCTGGGGCGTGTCGGGCTCGAAGAGCGGCGACATCAAGGCGAAGTTTGGCGGGCCGGTCGAGGTCCTGATGCACGAGGTCGGGCACACCATCGACACATTGTTCGACCTGCGAACCCAGCTCCTCCAGGTCGTTCCTGACGCGGAGCAGGAACTCATCAATCTGGCGCAGCTCCGGTTCGCCGGGTACCCGAACACGGACCCGGCGTTCAGGGCGTACGTGGAGGAGCCCAGCGAGCAGATCGCGAATCTGGTGTTTGGCTATCTCTATAGTCCCGTGGCGACCCAGCAGGCGGCGCCGCAGACGTACGCGGCGTTCGAGCATCTCATCGACAGCAACCCGCAACTCCAGATGCTGCCCGACCTGCAACAGATGCGGACGCACGTCTTTGCGGAACGCACCACGACGCAGGCGCTCGCGGGACCGATCTACCTTGGGCAGTACTACGCACCCCCGGAAGTCGCGACGGTGTTCCGCCGGTACCTGGAACCAGGGCTGGGTGCGCATAAGGCATGGGCACTCGTGCGGGTCCCCAGCAACATCATGGTGCAGGCCAAGCTCTCGTTCTCCGCTTTCCACGGCTTCACCGTGAACCTCGCCTCGGCGGGGATGGAAGCGGCGCGCGGGCTCAACGATCTCGCACGGGGACGGCCCGTGTCAGCGGTGAAACGCATCGGTCGGGCGGTGATTGAGCCTGCGGCGGTAATTCATCGCGGCGTCCAGCACAAGCGGGAGTACCGGTCGACGCTCGATACTGAGTCGCTAGCGTGGGACGCGGCAACCAACCTCTTTATCGCTGGCGGCGGGCGCATGGAGCAGAGTCGCGACTACACCAACCGGGCCATGAATAAGTTCATGGACAACCTGCGCCGGGCGAACGAAGCCTATATCCGAGGACTCCCGAAGCAGGTGGCGACCGAGTCGTTTGTCGCGGCGCTCCGGCTCATCCCGGCCGTGGTGGAAGCGACCGCGTGGCCGGTGTTGGGATGGCTCGTCCCGGTGGCGAAAGCGGGCGCGATGGTCTCGCAGATCCGGCAAGGGATCGACGAACTCCCCGGCGTGCCGACGCAGGCCACGTTACTGGCGATTGCCCGGAAGGCATCGGATCTGACGGATGCCACATTGGGCGAGGTGATCTGGGACAACCGGGCGCTGCCGCGCGTGTTCTTGAACGTCCTGCAATTCATGATCATGTCGCCCGGCTGGCGCGGCGGCTCGCTCATCATTCTCGGACGCGGGCTGACCGACCCTATTCGACGGCTCGTGCCGAGTCAACGCGAAACCTACACTGTCCTCAAGCCGCCGACCGCGCCGCCGCCTCCGCCCGGTGGGGGACCCGCGCCCCCGCTCCCGAAACAGACGCCGAGGACGTCCGCGCCGACCGTCGACGTGAAAGAGAAGTACTGGAGCAACTGGACCTCGCTCGCCATCGGCATCACGCTGATCCAGGTCCTCGCGGCGGAGCTATATCAACTCGCGCACGGCGCCGGACACGTCGGCAGCATCGCCGATGTGGCGCTGCCACGGACCGGCGAGGTCAACAAGGTCACGGGAGAGCCCGAGCGCATCAAGCTCCCTGGGTACTCCGCAATCTTCTACGCGATCCTGCATCATCTCCCGCGCTCGCTGGTCGACTACATTCTCGGCGGCGGCTCGCCGCTCCCCACGGCGATTGGGGACATCTACCATAACAGTGATTACGGGGTGGCGATTGTCGACGAGGGCGACCCGTGGCGAGTGCAGATGCGGGACTACGCGGCATTCATGGCCGATCAGCTCAAACCGATTTCCGTGAGCAGCTACGGACGGCGCTCAGGGAGCGCGGTCGAAAAAGCGGAAAGCCTTGTGGGGATTTCTCCCGCGTCGCATCGCGACACGATGAGCGACGCTGAACTCCTCATGTCGGACTACCTCGGCCCGCCCCATCTTTCAAAAGAGCAAGCCGAGCGCGCGGACGAGAAGCGCAGCATCCGTGAGGCGAAGCGCGAGGGCACGGCCGCGCCAGAGACACCACATCTCTCACCGAAGGAAGCGGCCAGCGCGCGCAAGACCGCGTTTCGGCTCCCGCTCGTCGCCGGGTTCCCGCGTCTCTCGTGGGCGCAGGCGGCGCACGTCTACGAGGAAGCCACGCCCGAGGAACGCGGCGTGATTCGCCAGCAACTGATCAACAAATCGAACACGGAACGCGCGCGTGTGCCAGCGGACGACAAGCCTGCGTTTTACGCACGGAAAGACGCGTTGCTCGCGCTACCATTCACGTCGCGCAAGATCGCGTCGGGTCAGTAGGAGCACATCATGCCGATGGGAACGGTCGCCCCGGTCTGGCGACAACAGTTTTGCGACCCAGCGGGTCACCCGTTCGCGAACGGCACGATTGAGGTGTTCGTCGCGGGAACGGTCGCGCACGCTGTGGTCTATCAAGACCAGACCGTCACGGTCCCGCACCCGTGGCCGATTCCGCTCAATGCCGCAGGCATGACCTCGGAGGCGATGTTCCTGCTTCCAGGGTCCTACCACTTCTACGTGAAGGACGCCGCAGGCGTCGTGCAATGGGACGACGATCTGGTGTCGTCGGTCCCATCCGCCTCACTCGACGTGGACACGCCAGCGGTGTTCGGGGAATCGGTTACGTACGGTACGGTGGTCTACGACTCGATTGGACTCGGCGGCAAGACGCCGGGCCTCTGGTACAAAACCAGCGCGACCAACGACTGGTCCAGCAGCGCCGCGACCGTCGTGGGGCTGGCGACGGCGGACTTCGCAGCGGGCGCAAGCGGCTCCGTGCGACTCGTCGGCCGGATGACCAAGCTCACCGGGCTCGTGGTGGGAACCGTGTACTACGCGTCGACCACACCTGGCGTGATGACCAACGTCAAGCCCGCCACGAACATCCTCCAGATCGGCATCCCGGATTCCACGTCGTCGATCCTGCTCGCGATTGTCGTCGCGGGCCAGTTCCAGATGTGGACGCCGTCGGGCGGTGTTGCGACCGTTGTCGGCCAGCTTCATGTGGGCGGCGACGCGGTGTTCTCGGGCGCGCTCGCGGTGTCCGGCGCCACGTCGCTCCAAGGCGTGACGGCGACCTCCCTTACCGTCAACGGTCCCACGAATCTGGGCGCGACCGGCGTGACGGGAAACCTGGGCGTGACCGGCGCGCTCACCGTCGGCGGGGCGATCACCGCCGCCTCGTTGAGTGTCACCGGGAGCGTGGGGGTGAACGGCAACCTGCAAACGCAAGGCGTGATCTTTCCCGGACGCATCGACATCGGCGGCGGGCAGACCCAGGGTTCGTGGTGGCTCGGGAGTCATCCGACGTACGGCCTGTATTCCAACACGGGGTTGTACCTCGCAAGCGCGCTCACCGTCGCTGGCGCGGCGTCCGTGGCGGGTGGAATGACCGTCGGCGGGCTGACGGTCACGAACACGGTCAACGCCGGAGGGTATCTGTGTCGCGCGGGGATCGGGGGCGCGACGGCGAACGTGTTCAACATCAACTGGAACGGCACGGTGCAGATGTGGATCGACTCCAGCAACGTGGGGACGATTCAAATGCAGGGCAACCTGCCGTCCAGCCCACGCTTCAACGTCCGCGCCGCAAATTCAGCCGTTACCGCAGTCGTTGGAGATTTCATTTTAATCGACAGCGGCTCGTTCACCGTCACCCTTCCAGCGGTCGTGCAGGGAGGCATCATCGACATTAAAATGTACGGTGCGGGACCGGTGACGGTTGCCGCGTCTGGGGGTGTGTATCTCGATTACCCAGCGACGACCTATCTCCTGTCCGTACCTAATCAATCAGTAACCGTCGTCGGTGCGAATGGGAACTGGTGGGTACGATGACGTACATTCCCTCGTTTGTTCAAAGCGTGCAGTACATCCAGGCGAACTGGGGACCGGGCATCACGGATGTTCCGATTAGCGCGGTCGACGCACGGTACACGATGCTCACCGCCTCCTTTAGTTGT